CTGGATAAAATTGGGCAAAATTGGAAGATGCTGGACTGGATGCCAAATGAATATAGGCTTGATCCACTGCACGATCGATGTAACAGTATTCAGCTGTCAACTTTTGATCTTTTGTGCTAGCACTCGGTACACCAGGTACAGTAGTGGTCTCTACATCGAAAGGAAAAACATATGGGATAATGTGTGCGGGTACAAGCAATACATTGCTCGCAACCATGATACCATTCACGGTACCTAACATTTGACCCGCAGATTTAATATAAACGACGCGCAAAGCTTTTGCTATTGCTCGTTGTAGATCTGCTGATGTTGTTGTTTTCGATATAGCCGTCTCTTTGGGAGTCAATCTTGAATATCCTTCCTTATAGTCTCTCTCGTCCTGCATTTCAAATACAAATTGACCTTTTTTAGGACAATCGAGAACTCTGGGAAAAATCTTCAAACAATCCTCCCGAAAGGAAGTTTTGTCTTGGGACTTCAACAAAGGACGCACTGCTTTATAAACCTTGTATGCTGTAAAAATTGCGGCAGCGCCTGCGAAATATTTCCTCGCATTTGTTTCCAAATGTGTGCGAAGATCAACGCATAAACTTGACAATTGATCAGATCTCTTTGATATTTCTTCATCAATCTCTTGAAGCATCTTTTGATACTTCAAAAGCGAGAATGCAACTACAGAAAATAGCATACATTGAGCAAATGTGGGTCCAATTAAGGAACCAACACAAACGCAACTAATGAATCCCATTAATATGTTTCTGATTGTTGTTCGATCATGCCACAATTTTTGTGCTAAAAGTGTTTTTCGATAAAGGCTGCTCACACTGTGTAGAGCTACGCGAGTATCCCATAATTCTGAAGTACTCATTCCTGACCAAAGTGTCCCAAATCCTGCCATAGCGATAGCTTCAGATTTCCCACATGCGCATAATACTCCAGGTACTTTACACTCGGGACAAAAGCCTTGTGACTCAATATCACTTTGTGATTGCATCTTAGATTTTTGTGCCTTTTTGTGCTTGATAACATCCTGTGCTATAAAACGACAAAGTGCTGATAAATCATGCTCCATATCATCGTAAGGATTCCACTCTTTTCGTGGAATGTAGTCCCAAACAATCTTGCCCGGTGGACGTTTTTGTTCAGGATCTCCTTCTTTATCGATATATGAAAAGCGTTTCAACACAAATTCGTAAACACTCCAATTCATTGCTTCAAGTTTCATTAACCCTCCGAAAGCATTCTGATATTCAGATCTAATACGGACTTCTACGTCCAAGTCAAATCTTCGTAAAATACTTTCAGGACAAACGGAGCATTCAACTGCTCGCAAAGTTTCGTCATTTGTTGTGACTAACAATGCATCGTTCATAGGAAACATAGTACCCTTCTCCTCAACACCTGCTTTTTCAAGGGGTCGAGGGATTGTATTCTTATAATTAAGTAATCGATCGTAATTTGGCTTTCTATTGATATTGTTAGCCACATCATCGCAACCAATGATTTTATGCATCGGCAATACAGATGACTCGTACGATTCCTCAATATTTGTTGAGACAACTAATCCTTGTTCATTAGGATCGTGTCCATAAGCATACAAAATAGTTTTTGATACCATATTCATGAGTGTTGATTTTCCACAGCTGGAACCTCCAGAAAACTTTACTGAGTAAGCTTCCTCTTTCGTGGGGGTATCACTTTTTGTGGCCCAATAAGATGCTTGTTTTTGAGTCAAAGTTTTGACAAAATTGGAGACAGCCATCTTCTGCTGACGGCTAGTGCATCGTACAACAAGTGATTTTGCTGTTTTGATACATTGATTTAATCGGGTCTCAAATTCTTTTTCTGTCAAATTGAGCTTATCTTTCAACTCAATCTCGCGTTTTCGCATGACTAAATCAAAAGCTTGCTCTAGGAGTCTAACCTCCACTTCGAACTCTTGGGTCTCATTTTTACCTAAGCACAGTTCACTCCAATTTCCCTTCACTATGTGCTCCCAATTGCCTGTAACGAATTCGTAGGCATTAAAGCACATCTCCACCAAATCCTGAGCCTGGGGAATACTCTTTTGAAATTCTTTCATTTTAGACATTGCTGTCATCACGTCAAGTGTATCAAAAGAAATAAATTCCTCCGTGGCTCCATATAATATGAATAGTTTTGTAAAGAAATCTGAAATTTTCTCCCATATTTGGTCTCCTAAAACGGATCCTAAACTTTCAAAGATGCTCAATATGTACGATCTCCACGATGTTTTATCATCTTGTGGAAAAGCAACTTCAAAAGCGGATTTAAACCAAACCATCGCTAAATCTGCGTGTTTTTGGGGAAAGTGATTGACAAAGAAATTTGTCATGTTCACGATCAGAACATCCCATTCGGGATTTTTATAAATGTTATAAAGTGTTGTAAATAAATTAAGCAAAAATTTTAAATTGTTTTCTCCCACTATTTCGCGGGTGATTTTCGCACTCTCTATCAATGTATGAAGAAGATCCAATAAAGGAACTCCATAGGTCTCTTTATAATCGGTGAGACCTTGTGCGAATGCTATTTGCTTCATTCTTTTCTTTTGTGTTTTTAGTTTTTCTAATTTTTCAATTTTTCTGTCGACCTTCTTATTTGAAAGTCGTAATTTTCGAATCTCACTAACCAATTCATCGTATTGGCTATCAAGAGTCTGTTTTTTGTTCCTACATTCGCGTCTACTGTGCTGCATTCTTCTTTGATATTTTGAAGCACTTGCGATTTTAAAATTGTTTGAGGCGTTAACCTCGATGGATGTATAGTCATCCACGGACCTCAGGAAGTGATCTTCCTGGTCTGAGGTGTTACCCTCTGCAGCTGTGTAGTCAACTACGGACCTCAAGGAATTGCTTCCCTGGTGTTTTGTTTGTTTGTTTTGTTGTTGGGCAACCTAATGGTGAGACCCCAGCCGAAGCCGAGGGATCCGTGCAGTCAACACGAATAATTACACAATTGGTGACGCGAGCTAATTCCCGTGAGGGGCTCTATAATTCAAAGCGTTAAATATTGCATCATTGGCACGTCGAACGTGCTCGATGTCCGGAAGGCATGTCAATCCTCCCTGTCATTGTTTCTTAGCATCTCTGCTCAGTGAACAAACCCTGAGTCAAGTATTCTACCAATCAATACCTCCCCGCAATAGGAGTGTACCAAAATTTCTATAATAGAAGCTTGCTTTTTGCAAATCATGATATATCTGAATATCAATCGCTGTCCAATCTTCGATAGGTGATCTTCTGTCACCTCTTTACTCCTCGCATCCATATGCAATATACTAAAGACAATATAATCAATAAATAAACACATCTCCTTACCACTAGTGTGGTTCGGTGCATTTTCAATTTATCTAATCGTCGCGTTGCAGCAAGATGAGAAAAGTATCTCAAATCTTCTTGCGATCAATAATCCAGTAGGGATCACAATCGACTCACATCCATGTGTAATCAGAAATTGGAGGAAATTACTTCCCCTCGGGTGAAAACAACCATGTGAACTTTGTTTGAAATCTAAAAAGATTGTCCTTATAAGGTGTCGAGTACTCGGGTCTCACACACACCATCATTAGAACGAACTGATGTTGACGTCATCCTCAGAACGGGCTGAATCCTCCAATCCTAAAAATTAAGATGAAAAGGGTGTGCGCTCAATCTTTCGATCGAACGCACGACTCAATAATTTTGAGAGACACAATGCTTGAGTAAGCACATCATGTCAATATACATTAAACACACAACCGAAGTCGTGTTTGCGGGGCCTAAATAGACCTATGTTTAAAAAGGGTGTGCCCAATCTTTCGATTGAACAAAAATCTCAATATTTTTAAGAGAAAATGATGCTTGAGAAGCACATCATATCAATATACATTAAACACACAACAAATGTCGTGTTTTCATGGCCTAAATAGACCGAAGTGTAAAATGGTGTGCATCCGATCAATAGATCGGATACACATCTCAATAATTATAAGAGAAAATGATGCTTGAGAA